ATAGAAGAGCATGAGGATGGTAGTGCCACACTACAAGTAGAGTGTGATCCAGAAACCTTTATGGCTATCTTTAACGTAGGCTTTATTGAATTAGTAAAGGCTGGTTTAGATAAGGAGAAAGAAGGTGGGTAGATATGTTGTTCAAATAGAGATTGAGAAAGGCGAGTACACCTTTGTGAGAAAGGAGAACCCTTGGACATACGACACTAAGGTATGGGTCTTCACTAACCGTGAGGAAGCTGAGAAAGAAGCTAAGAACTGGAATACCGGTGTAGTGGTGGATTATTTATAATGTTGTTCTATACTGTCCTTGTCTTGAGCTACACACTCAATGGAGACTACCTTCAAGCGAAGGTGGTCTTCCCTAGTTATAAAGCTTGCGGTGATGCTTTACCTGACTTCTACGAGCCTATTTACGCCATTGATAGAGATGCTATCGGTCAGTGTCTGAAGACTGACGCCTTGTCTAATTCAGTAAAACCTAAAGTAAGACCAAAGATTCTTCTTGACAAGTGACAACCGAATCAGATTAAACCGGTATAATCCCTATACTAAAGTACGAAACTAAAGATAAAAAAGAAAACAGTAGATAAAGGAACTATTGTATATGTCTTGGAGAAGTCACGTTAAATGTCCTTATTCTGATTGTGGTTCGTCAGATGCTTTCTCTTACAATACAGAGAGCAAAGCTGGTAAGTGCCACAGTTGTGAAAAGAAATACCCTTCTGAAAAGGGTTACGAAAGTTGGGCCTTGGAAGAGTACCCAATCAACCAAAGAGGAGAAGTTATGATGTTGTCAGCCCGTACCGAAGAAGAGGTCTTTGAGGGGTGCAGGGGAATTACGTTAGAGACTATGAAGTTCTTTAATGTGTCAACTGTACTTGATCGATCAAGTAAACCAATTAAGCATGTTTACCCTTATCCTTCTGGTGGTCGTAAGATCCGTGTCTTACCAAAGGAAGGTTTCTTTCTTGAAGGTATGAAGACAGATGAGTTCTTTGGTCAGAACCTATGGAATACTGGAACAGGTAAGATTGTCACTATCTGTGAGGGTGAGCTTGATGCTATGTCTGCCTACCAGATGTGCAACAACCCTAAATTTCCTTGTCCTTTTATTTCTCTACCGTCAGCCACACCTTCACGTAAGCTTTGGGAAAAGACCAGAGAGTACCTTAACGGTTTTGATAAGATAATCTTGTCAGTTGACAGTGATGAGGCTGGTAATGCTGTTGCCCATAAGATTGCAAAGATGTTCCCTAACAAAGTCTATCGTGTCATCCATGACAAGTACAAGGACGCCAATGACTTTCTTCAAGCAGGGGCTACGAAGGAATTTGTCAATGCTTGGTGGGGAGCTAGGAAGTTCACTCCTGACAATGTGTTAAACACGACAAGCCAGTTTCTTAATCTGTACAACAAAGCGGAAGAGCATGTGTATGTTCAGACAGGTATTCCTGACTTTGATGATTTGGCATTAGGTTTAATGCAGGGTCACTTTACTGTCTTCAAGGCTAAGACAGGCATTGGTAAGACAGAGTTTATGCGTTATCTTCAATATCGCATTCTGTCAGAATACCCTGATGTCCCTATTGCCATTTGGCATCTTGAAGAGACAAAGCTTAGAAGTCTGTTGGGTCTGTGCAGCTATGAGCTACAAGCGAATGTGACAAGGAAAGACCTTATTGTTGACAATGGCTACGACGAAATTGTGCAAGAGGCTATATCTAAGATCACCAAGGATGAGATGCTGTTTCAGTTTTACTTAAACGATGAAGATGATCCCCTTCTACTACTGGACCAGATCCGTTACCTGTCACAAGCCTGTGGTTGTAAGTACATCATGTTCGAGCCGATACAAGACGTAGCAGCCAGCAAGAACGGTGATGAAAGCAAGGAGACATTCTTAGCTGACATGGCTATCCGGTTGTCAAAGCTTGCTGCTGAATTGAATGTTGGTTTGATTACGATAGCTCACACAAATGATGACGGTGCTGTTAAGTATTGTAAGATGATCGAACAACGTGCTAGTGTCGTTGTAGAGCTTCAGAGGGACAACATGGCAGAGGATGAGGATGACCGTAACACGACACGGCTTTACATCACCAAGAACCGTCCCACAGGAGCTACGGGCTATGCCGGTGAGATGTCATTCAGTCCTGATAGTTTTACCTTAAGGAATAAGTGGACAACATGAAGATAGTTGCCTGTGATATAGAAACGGATAGCCTAAATCCAAAACACATCTATGTTGTCTGTGCTAAAGATCTTGAGACAGGTAAACTGTACAAGTTTATTAATTTAGACAAGGATGTATCAGAGAAGGTTCGGTTTAATGACTTTGCTGCTTCTGTTAGAACTTGGGTTTTCCATAATGGTCTTGGTTTCGATGTTCCTGTTATTAATAAGTTTATGGGATCAGGCACAATCAAGCCCTGTGATGTTGTTGATACTCTCGTTGTTTCCCGCCTTATTGACTATAACATTCTTAACGGTCATTCACTAAAGGCGTGGGGTATTCGACTAGGTTCACATAAAGGAGAGTTCACAGACTTTGCTGGTGGTTTGTCTGAAGAGATGATTGAGTATTGCTTTAACGATGTTGAGGTCACAGCTAAAGTTTACAATAAGTTCAAATCAGAAATCCAAGACCCTCAGTGGAAATTAGCAATGCGTACTGAACATGACATTGCATCGACCTGCGAGGAAATGACAGGTATTGGATTTAAGTTTGATCGGTCAACTGCTCAAGAGATGTTATCTGAGATGGAAATGCGGATGTCAGAGCTTGAGCAAGAGTTTCAAAAGATCTGGCCCCCTAAGCTTGTTGAAGTTAATAGATTGAAGTACCGTGAGAAAACGGATGGTACTCTGTTTGGTACTGTTAAGAATGCTTTGGCTAAGTACCCGAAGTGTGAAAGACAAGGAGAAGAGCTTGTTTGTTTTGACTACAAGACCTTTGAACCGTCTAGTCCAAAACAACGCATAGAACGACTATGGGAAGCTGGCTGGGAGCCTGTCGAGAAAACAAAGGGGCATATGGAATATGAAAGACAAAGGTGAACACTACAAGACCTATGGGTGGACCTGTAGCGAAACTAACCTCAACACACTACCTGACACGGCTCCAGAGGGCGCACATAAACTGTCAGAGTGGCTGACCCTACAAGGCCGTAGAACAAGCCTTGTGGAGTGGTTAGGACAGTGCAAGGACGATAGTCGCATTCATGGTCGTTTTATGCACATTGGTGCATGGACAGGACGTATGTCACATCAGGCACCCAATCAAGCAAACATCCCGTCTGCTTTTCACGGTGATCCTAAGACTGCAGTGGAAAGTGTGAAGCACAGGTATGATGGCCCTATGAGGAAATTATGGTGTGTGGATGAGGGTAATTATCTAGTCGGTACAGATGCGGAAGGCATTCAGCTTAGGATCTTGGCACACCTCATGCAGTCTCGTGCTTATGTTGATGCTATTGTCACTGGTAAGAAAGAAGATGAGACTGACATCCACAACGTGAATAAAAGAGCTTTAGGTATCCCGCATGTGACAAGAGACATGGCTAAGACATTTATCTATGCCTTTCTCTTAGGTGCGGGTATTCCTAAGATCGCAAGTATCTTGAAGGTTAATCGGACACAGGCTCAAGGTGCTGTTAATAACTTTCTGGAGTCTATCGACGGACTTAAAGAGCTTAAGAAAAAGAAGATCCCACATATTGCCAGAAGAGGTTACTTTACTGGTCTTGACGGGCGTAAGGTAAAGGTTCCTAATGAACACAAAACACTAGCCGGTATGCTCCAGAATGGCGAGAGTGTGGTTGTTAAACATTGGGTGCTGGAATGGAAAAAGGCAGCAGAGAAGGAAGGCTTAGACTTCAAGCTGATCGACATTGTACATGATGAAGTGCAGGTCGAAGTACCTTCGATGGAAATAGCTGAAAGGTTGATTAGGATACAAAAGGAGAGCATGAACAGAGTTAGAGATAATCTTGATGTCTTTTGTCCATTGGCAGTTTCGTCAGATATTGGAAGGAACTGGTATGAGACACATTGACGCATTGCGTAGTTGTAATATTTGTGATATAAGACAGATTCCAAAAGGAGAATCACTATGAGTAAAACAGTGTATAAAACGTATGATGGAACATCCATGTACGCACAGGTCTTTGAACGTAACCGTGACATGGGTAGCGAAGCATATCCTTTGACGGATGTTGACGGTCAGTATAAAATTCAACTTATCTTTGATGAGGGCATGAAGAAGAGAATGATAGCTGACGGTATTCCAGATGTCATCTTGGGCAATGAGATGTTTAAAGAAACAGAGGATGGTTTGTATGGTTACACATTCAAGCGCACACATCTTCACAAGAGGTTTACCAATGACGATGGGACACCTCAAGTAAACGG